CTTTCCGTCCTGAGTCATACCATATACAACCTGTCCTTCTTTTAAGTATGGTGTAATCGCTTCACTCTCCAACAATCTATTCATTGTTTCTTGGTCGGTAGATATAGAAACAAACGGCATACTTCTGTTGATGAAGTTTAAGAATCTACCTACGTTATCTATACCATATCGAGTTCCAATAAACTCTGTGTTGTTAAGTCCCATCTGAACAGGGACTGTTTCCATAAGACGTTGTTTGGCACTACGCTTTCTTTTTCTACCCTTTACCTCTCTGCCCTCTACATCTGTTTCAGGTAGAACCTCAGCCTCTATGCCAAGTGCTACATTGTTATATGCAGATGGGAACAACTCTACAATACTTTGTGGTTGCTCTACTACACCAATAACTTTTCCTTTAGGACCTACGGGATAGTTTGGATGAGTAGTTTTTACAATATCAGGAGTCAATACATCAATACCTGTAATCATAAACGCAGACCTTGTTGGTGTTTTTTCCAACTGCGGTTCTGTAATAAGGTCTGTTATCACCCCAAGATTCAGTTTACTTCTTTCTTCTACTGAAGGATTAGAACCAAGCAACGCTACTGCTACAGGTGTTTTAGGAACACCCGGTGATGCTTTGGCGGCTGCAGGACTATTTGTTCTTCCGTATGCTATGTTTTGAGTAATAATATTTACTGAAGTAATACCTTTTAAATTTTCAAGAGCTTGAGGTGTAAGAATTTGGTCAATGCTTGTAGCGTTGATAGCTTCTATCATTGAAATCACATCATCAATCTTGGCTACTGTTGACTCTGCTTCTTTGATTGTACTTGTTTTAGCATCCTTTCCACTCTGTAGTTTACCTGTTTCTACAATCTTTAATGCCTTCTCTCTTTGAGAAATGATTCTTTCTTTAAATGCTTCAAGAGCTGCTACTTTGTTTTCTTGAGGGAAAGACTTAAGGTTGTCCGCCAACACTCTTACAACTGCCTCATTACTTAGGATAGAGCTTGACTCCATCTTAACAATAACCATCGGGACCAAACCATTGTATTCAGGATTGTTGCTCCACCAATTGTCAAAGAACTCTTTGTTGTCCACATATACTTGACGAGCAGCAGTTTGTTGTGCTTTTACTTTATCTTCTGTTACTGATGCCCACGCAATGTTTTGATGCCCTTCAATACCGTTAAAGCCTAAGCCACCTTTTAGGTTATCTATTGTAGTTCCGGTCAATGGATTTACAATATCCCCTGTACGTAGTTGGTCAGAGATGTTAAAGATTACAGGAACACCGTCAATTACTTTCCACTCTACCGTTGGTAGTGGATTGTCAAGCCTACTGTTTAGTTCCTCCATATCTATCTTTGGAGACTCAGGCATAGTTTCTTCTACGGCATCTATATCTATAACTGCATTCTCTCCCATAGCAGTCATCGTTGCAGTAATCTCTTCTACATTTCCTCTACCTTCTTTGGTTAGTTCGTCTTTTAATCTAAAGTCTACTTTTCCTTTTGGTTGAGTCAATACCGCTTCTAAATCTGCAGCTTCTTGTTCTACTGCCACTGCAGTCTCTTCTTGTTGTGTCTTCAAAGACACAAGCTCATCCACCTTTTCTTTATTGGCTTCGTTAAGTCTTTCTTGAAACTTGGTTAACTTCTTTTTGTTTACCACCTTATCTGCTACTGCCGACAATAAACCTTCGAGTCTCGTTGGCTCCATAGTATTTTCATCAAACGCTTTGACATCGGCACGTGTTGCTTTTACAGGCTCAGGTACAGTAACCTCTTCTGTTGTTTCTACTGTTACAGGAGTTGGTTGCTCAAGTTTATAGGTTGATATATCATTTAATAAAACAATCTCTCCTGTAGTCCCATCTTCGTTTTTAGTAACGATAGCATCAAACCCTTTTGCTTTTAATGCATTAGTTAGTTCAACTCCTGTCTTACCTTCATTCTCTGCAGATAGTTTTCTTTTATATTCTATCTGTGTGTCAGCAGTTACATCAATAACTAATGGGTTATTAATCTGCAGAGAGCCTGTTTCAAATCCTTCAGGTGTAAAGTCAGATACTTTTTGAGTTACGTATGTACCTGCTGCTTCTACATCTTGACCAAATTGCTCACCCATATCGGGAGCACGTTCAGGATTTCTGTTATAATTAATTCTTATAGATTGGTTTGTTGCTAACCTATCTCCTTTTATCTCCCCAATCTCCTTAGTGGTCGTAGGTTCTGTGGTTTGTTCTTCTTGAACGTCCCGTACCTCTTCTTCCACCGTTTGTATATCTCCGGTTTGTTCAGACGTAAGTAGTCCTCTTGTTTCTGACTCTTGAATGGCATCTTCTGAAAATTTATTTTTAACAATGTCACTAACCTCTTCGTCATTAGTGATTCTAATAGTTGTATTCAGAAACTGATTGACAGACATATCAGATATTCTACTTAGGAATTGTTTCCTATTCATCTTTCTGTCGTCAATACTATACTCTGCCCTAACGTCAGGTCTTACATCTGTACCTGTGGTCTGACCGAAAATACCTACACCATCAAGATTAGTTTGGTCCTCTGTACTACGTAGATTTTTAGTCTCAACAAGTTCTTGTAACTCAGCGTTGATATCAGCAATCTTGTTTCTAAATATTTCTTTTCTATTCGTGGTAGATGATAGCTCTTCTTTGGCAGCCATCAGTTCCATAGTTCTTTGTACCACTTCATTTGATGCTTTACCTTGTGTTGCATCGAGAGCATTTTGTGCGTCTCTACGTAAACCAAGATTGAGTTGGATTCTTTGGTTAGTCTCTTTATTTATTTGACCAAGCCTTTCCATATTGTTTGCCCAATTAGAAACTCTTGTTTCACTTGGTGCAGCAAACCCTCTCAACTCTCTGTTTAAACCATCAATAGTAGTAAGCGTATTAGCTATGTCTACGTTATTTTTAGCTCTCATATCAAGAGCCATATTAACTGCTGCAGTTGGAGCGTTACTACCTATACTACCCAAACCTTCAGCGAATACTTCTTTCCAATCAAGCTCATCCCCTACAGTTGCTTGTGCCAAAATCTCCCCTGTCATCTCTCCAAGTGGGTCATAAACCACACGCTCTGCAGTTTGCAATGCGATACGAGTTCCCATTGATGCGGTTTTTCCTGTAGTAAACACACGTCCTGCAAGACCTGAAGTCAAGAAGTCAACTACCGCAATTGGAATACCACGCTTGAAACCTCTTTCTTTTGCTCTTGCCCATACGTTTTCATTTGAAAATGCCAACTCCATTGATTGAGGATTAGTAGTGTCAAAACCCTCTAACCTTGCTGCTTCCATCCACTCATTGGTGTATTCCAAAGCAAGATTGGTTGCAGCGAACCCTGTACGTAAACCGTAACCTAAACCTGCCAAAGCACCACCTGTAACAGTCACCGGAGCCAACGGACCTCCTGCAAAACCTGCAGCACCACCTGCCACTACACCGGTTGCCGTAGTAGCTCCTATAATTTTTGTACCATATGGCATCATCTGACTAAATGAGTTAGCTGCCAATGCTACTGTTAACTCTGCAGGGTTATCGCTAAATGCATCCCACGCTTCTCTAAATCCTTTTGCACTATGCCAACGATTTAATACACGACTTGTTTGTCCTGTATTACTTGCTTCCATATAAGCAACAATTTTACGAGCAATCTCTGCAGTAGTAGCGTCATCATCAACATCAACTAAACCAAGTGACATTTTTAGAATTTCATTACCTGCTTTACCTCTATACCATCCCTCATTCCAAGAGTTGGTAATACCTGCCCAATTATCTACTATTTCGCCTCTAAGATTCTCATCATATTTAGAGCTCAAGAAAGTGTCTGCCACTTCATATTTGTTGGCAGCTAATTGAGATACTGCTTGTGCATCTTGGTATGAAGTAAGGATGGCATCCCTTTGTTTTGCTTGTGTATCGTCTTCCGGAGTGTACTTTGCAAGTTGTTCAAGTGTCAATCCGAATACGCTTTCTGCTTGTTCTTCTAACTTTTCTTTGACAACAACTGCTGATGCATTAGTTACCGCAGCCTCACGTGCTAACGATTGATATTTTTTATCCATATAAACATCAAACTCATCTCTCAATTCTTGAAAGTCATTATCTGTATATAATGGAGATAACTCTGCCTCTCTTTCTGCAAGTTTTTCTCTTATCTCATTGGCATCATTTCTTAACTGTCCGGTATTAGGGTCGTAGAATTTACCATACTTAGCTCTTTGCTCCGGAGTTAGTTCATCAAGAGTAAATAGTCTTCTCTCTAAGAAGTCTACTGCATCACGAGTTTCTTCATACTCGTCAAAGTTTTTTCTATATGATATGTAGTCAAAACCTTTTTCTCTAAAAAATTTATCTGCTTCTGCATCTGCACTGTGTATGCTTTTCCAAGAACCTTTAGCAAAGTCTTGAGCATCTTCTTGAGTATCAAAGTTAAAGACCTCACCACGCTTGAGTGCTTCTTCATATGCAGCCATCCCTTCCAACTCCATCCAATAATCAGGATTGGAGTGTGGTACATTTTCGTTTTTCAAAAACAGTGTTGGATATACTACGTTCTTTCCATCAACTTCTGCGGATTCAAACAGTACAGTAGAATATGTTCCGTCAGGATTTAATCTACTATGAGGTCGCATATTTCTTGCTTTCATAGCAGACTGTATTTCGTTCACCTGTATTTCTTCTCTGAGGTCATCAGGCTTTCTTGCATATTTAGTTACAAAATCTTGTAATGCCTGTGATTCAGTTAATGCACCCCTGTCAGTGAAAGGGTCAAGGTCTACTGTTAATGTTTGTGGATTACCGTCAGGTCCAATAGTAGATACTTCCATAGCATCTCCAAGACCAACCTTTCTAAAGGTAAAGCCATATGCACCATAAAGGTCTGTAAAGTAAGGAACCGCCTCATCTTCTTCCATTTGAATGGCTTCGGGAGTAGTGGCTTGAAGTGAGTTAACAAAATCTTTAGAAGCTACAAGTTCATCAGTTTCAGCTTGTAACTGTTTTTGTCTTGCAATCTGAGCGTCAGCCTCTGCCTTTTGAATTTTTTCAAGTTCAGGTTGCTCGGCTTCTTTAAGTCGTTGAGTAAACTCTCTATCGGCTTTTTGTTGAGCAAGTGCTCTATCAAGCATTTGCTTTTCCACATCTGTCATTGGTCTACCGATTGCACCCGGTGCACCCGGAGCTACACTAAATGTAGCATCATACATTCCTGCAGTTGGGTCCTTATAGCCTGTTTGACGTGTGTCTCTACCTGTTACTTCAAATCCATCAATGGTGACTGTTTCAGCCTCAAGTAATGGCTTATATAACGAAGGCTCTTCAACCTTTTCTTCTTGAACAACCTCAGCTTCTTGTGGCTCCAAAGAACCATCTTCCGATGGTGAAGCCATATCGGGTTCGTCTTTTTTTTTTACCTCTTCGGCTTGAACTCCAAATCCGACAAGGGTTTTAAAATCATCTTTGGTTTTTTTATACCCCTCTCCTTGTGCAATAGTAAACATATTATTTATTGCAGATTCATTAGAGCTCATAAGAACTTTAAAATCTTCATAAGATTTAGAATACCCCTCTCCTTGTGCTAAGGAGTATAATTGTCTTAATGCTTCTTCGTTCATTTTACCTTATTTAAAAGTTGCTCATTGAACCACCACCGGGTCTTTTTGTACCAAATTGGTCTATATATTCTTGTCTTTGTGCTTCATCACGAATAAATCTTTCAGATTCCATTGCGTGAGCAATAATTGCTTTCTTCGCATCTTCAAATGCTTGTGTTCTTTTTGTCCCTGCATCTGCAGCTTCTGACTCTAATTCAATTTCAAACCTTTGGTAATTGCCATCTTTTTTGCTTCCAATTTCAATAACAATACCGTCACTTCCTGCGAAGTCTCTTACTTTAATATCATCAGTTCCCGGTATGGATGCAATCATTCCTTGAAGAGCTTGAACTGCAGCATCTTCTTGTTCAGCCGTGATAGCAGCACCGGCATCTGCAAGAACTATTGTTGCATCTAATTTAGCTCCTTCGTTTCTTTCAAACGCTTGGTCAAATCCAAGTTTCTGTGTACGCTCTTCTGCAACTTCATAACTAAAGTCTGCCATATTATCTTCAGTAGCATCTACACCAAAGAACTTAGCGTCTTTCTTGTAACCACTCTTAGACAATGCTTCTTTAACATTTGTAACACCGCCTAATTTAGATGATGCACTGATGATAAAGTCTTCTTGACTCATTATATCGCCATTAGAATCTCTAAACGATAGTGTGGTAATAGCTTCATCACCATTCTCATCTGTGTAGAATAGTTGAACACCGTTGGTGTCTCTTGTCATTTTGTAGAAGTCTTTGTTTCTATCTAATCCACTCAAGAATGACAATGCAGATGTACCGGTATTCTTATCACCGTAATATAATTTACCAATTGTAGAAACAATTTCACCTTCCTCTTTAAGAGCTTTGTCAGCATTCACATTTGCAACAGGCTTGTATTGTGTAGTACCTGCAGCCTTAGCTTGTTTCTTAACGTCTATCTGTGCACGTAATGCCACACGCATACTTTGTTCTACTGCCTCTCTTTGCCTTTCTTTAAACACAGGTTCACCGGCTGCATTTTCACTTCTATCTAAATAAATAAGATTGCCATCTTCACCTTGTGCATCAAACTCTTCTTTACTGTATGTAAAGGTGTAGTCCTCACCGTTGGGTGCAGAAAGTTTCATATCTGTCAATACCGATGTAATGTGTGTAGGAACTGACATCATTGACCCTATCTGTAAATCTTCCCAAGCCTTATAGTCGGCAGCAAATTGTTTGGCATCATCATCAAGTGCATACTTTCCGTCTTTAGCATCTATCTCTGTAATAATAACATTCAAAGCACCCTCACCTGCGTATTTTACAATCGCATTTTCTATCTCACCCAACTTAGACACCCTTGCTGCAGCAGCTTCATTCAAATCATACCTGTCGTATTTTTGCTTCAATCTGTTACGTAGTTCATTCACAGTAACCGCATCATTGGGATTCTTACTTAACTCCATTACCCCTGAATCCGGATTTTTTACCATTTTTCCAACGGTGACTGTACCATTTGTAGGGTTGATATATCCTCTTGAGTTTCTTAGGTTAGCAAGTCCTTCGGCTTGTTCCATTTCCCAAACCTCACGGAAAGAAGATTCATCTCCTTCCCAACGTGTCATCTTTTCAGTGTATTCTTTTTGGTATTCTTCTGCAAGACTAAACAAATTGTTTGTTCCGTCATTGATGTTTTGTCTACCGATAGTATAATCCTTTAAACTAAGCTGACCGCTTTTTAAAAGACGGTCCTGCATCAATCTAAACTCCTGTGTATTATTAGCAAAATCTAACGTAAACGTATTACCGGCATCATAATCACCTGTAGGAGCATTTGCTAATACCTCTCCAAACTCTCTTGATGCTTTGTCGATGGCTGCTTTTTTCTCTTCACGTGACTTTACTTCAGCCTGTATAGTGTCGGACATCGACTTACCGACCTCTGCCCAATTTATTTGGGTATCTACACTACGTTCTGCATACTTATAATACGTCATCTAATCTAATTTTTATTGTCCAAATGTTTGAGGATTGAACATTATAGCGGACATATCAAAAGGGTCCTGTATTGGAAATGGCTGCAATTGTATCGGTTTTGATTGCAGTGTACTGACAGGCATATTCATACGGTCAGGTATCGCCTTAAGACCTGCAGCATCAAAATTTTGACTCATAAAGTCTTTGAACTGCAAATCAGTCATACTCCCGACATTACTTGTATCTACACCCATAATCATACCTTGTTTTGCTAAGTCTGCCTGTAGGTTAGGATTAGTAGCCATTGCTTTATCCAATGCTTTTGCTCCTTGACTCTTAGCGTATAAAGGCATCATTTGAGCGGCTGAACCAATTGTACTAACGACACCCTGCATACCTTGTTGCATAGCTGCATTTCTTCTTGCTTCCGCATCTCTTGCAGCTAACTGTGCACCCTCTACTTCACCTAAATCTAATTGAACACCTATATCTCTAAGACGTGATTCTTCCTGAGCTGAAAGTTTTTCTAATTGTTTTACCTCTTGGTCCATAGCAGTACGAATCTTAGCTTGTCCTGCTTGTTGAGCCATCTGAACTCTACCGGCTGCTGCTGCAGCACCACGAGCACTACCTTCTGTTGCAGCCTGAAGAGCAGTAGCACCTTGAGTAAGAAGAGCTTCACGCTCTAATTCATAGGCTTCTTTATTGATATCAAGTTCATCATAGACATTGACTTCGAGTTTTTCTCTTGCTTCAATCATTGCTTCAGCAGCCTTTTTTTGTGCTGCCTCCATCTTACGTCTTTCCGCACCTGCTTGTGCGAATGACAATCCTGTTGAAACACCTGTTGCTGCGACAGTTGTTGCTGCTGCTATAGTCGCTGCGGTTGCAGTTGCTAATGCCATATTACTTTATGTTTTTAATTAATTCAGCAGTGTAAGAATCCCCTTTAATGAAACCAAGTCTTTCATACACTTCAATTAATGGTTTATTTTTTATAAGAGCATATACATATGTATGCCCTGCATTTTTGGCTATATTTTCTAAACTAATTATAAGTCCTTCAATAGCTTCTTTTCGCTGAGGTTTTTTGCGGTATGTTTTAGAAGATATAATCCAATCAACCCAAGCCACTCCTGAGTTAGTTGTATAGATAAAACCTGCACAAACAGGTGTATCTCCATCCATAACCATCAGACCTCCTGTACCGTTCTGAGGAAGGAAATCTTTTTTAGGTGGTTCCCATCCCCAATCATTCCACCATTCTACAAGAATAGTTTCGTAATCAGTGTCTAATAATGGTCTTATACTTAGCTCCATTTTTATACAAAGATACAATTTTTAAGGGAATGATTTCATCACTTCTGACTCTACCGCAAACAGTTCCGATGGTTGTTGTGCCTTTCCTACAGGTAATTCCAAGAAAAATTCACAATAATGACCCAATATACCGTGTGATTCTGCTACAGGATTCTTGATATACAAGAAATAAGCGTCCTGAATTGGTATTGGATTGGTTGTACCCGGAACGGTTGTTGAATCAATTAGTATTTGATTCGTACCATTTGGTTTATCCACGTTTATTTGGGTGATTACACCTGCAAATTGTGGTGATGTATAGGGTGGTAGTGCGAAGTATAGATAATCACCTACACTCACTATGCTTCCAATATTAATACTTAAATCAAAATTTATAAAATAATCGTTAGCCGGACCACCCACGCTTTGGCTCCTTGATATACCATTCAAAGAGCGTAGCTCCCACTCTGATTCATTGGAGTTAGCACCTGTTGGTCCATCGTTTCTTACAAAAGCAAACCACGCTTCTTCTTTCTTTTCAAACCAAGCATCGTCAATATATCCGGTTGTCTGAATATCAGATGTAAGATATGTTTCCCACGAATCATCAGCTTCAAGATTAATCGTTTTAAATATCTTGTTTTGTAACGGCATATCATTAAATACACCTGTTATTGTAGCAGAAAAATCTACACCATAAAACTGACAGTGATTATTATTGGTATTATGACGGTATAAATTACCACCCTTCCAAGTATAAAAAAATTGGTTCATACCCTTCATATAGTCAGGGATAAACGAATAGAACGAAGGAAACCCCTTCGAACCTTCACTGTGTGTTATTGTCATTTCTGCCATATCTTTTGTTTTAATGTGTCTTCAAAGACACAGATTATTATGGTGGACAAGCTGCTATACTTGTAATTACACCATTTGCATCCACCGTTATTTCTTTTTTCCCGGATGGAGGGTCAATCACGTAGGGACCTGCTGCAGCTCTTGTGTTTCCATAAGGGTCTGTTGCAAAAAACTCTCTTAATGCAGGTTCACCTGCCGTACCCCCTCTGTTTGGTATATTGTAATATGTGTTTGGTAGCTCGTCAACACAAGCACCTCCCAACAAACTTGTTGTTACACCTGTTAATAGAACCGGACAGTTAATCTCTACATTAAATCCTGTGCCACCACAAACACCTACTATTTCAATAGTCATAATCTCAGGTGTTACATTGTTTTTAGGTATATACAAAGTAGAAAACAAAGGGTCAGCAGCAGTTAATTGAACATCACCTGCAGCACCGGTTACTGTTCCTGTATTACCCACAAGGTCAAAACTTGCACCATTCCAAACATATTGGTTTAACCCACTATATCCACCTCCTGTTAATTGAGCAGCAATACCACAGTCATCCGCAGTGTCTCCAATAAATGTGTAGTTGTTTGCATTATTAGAAGCAAGATATCCAAATCCCGGACTTGTTAACTCATTGTACGTTGAACCATCGTATTGAACTCGGATACCATCAGGTATACTAAACGGTTCAAAATAAATAATAGTACATCCAACATCTGAACCTGCACTAAACGAAAGCTCGTATGTCCCTTGATTTCCTGATGCACTAACACCTGTTCCACAAGGAAGTACACACGAAGGACATACTACAGAGACACCTAACAATCCTCCTGTCTGTTCTCTTACAGTTGTTCCATCGGAGTAAAATCCATCCGGAGCAAGAATAGTCATATCTGCATCTGTAAATACTGCAGTTGCTCCTGCTAAGGTCGGTGCGTCAATAAAATAATTTCCTAATGTTGCCATATCTATTTAATTAAAAACTACATCCACAGTTTACTTTGCTTACTGTCATATTAGGGTCAATGGATATTATACGCTTAATACACAGTTGTTGTGTCTGCAGTGCTTCAAATACAACGGTTTGAATTAAGTCATCACAATCAACATACTGTATTGTGTTTCCACCAAATCCATTGTTTGTTACATCATATGTTACACAAGCATCATCACAACCTGTTGTCAAGGATACGGATTGTAAAGTCACCGTTGCAGTTTCACCTGTCTGACGGATAACCTCGTATATACATCCTGCATCTTCAACAATAGTTACAGTCTGTCCTACCGTAGTTATAAGACCACCGCCATCAACAATCTCTTCGTTGATTACCGTAGGGATGTCATCTCTACATTCTCTAATCACCCATCTATCAGGACAAGTACAATCTTGGAATGTAACCGTGACTTCGGGTGAAGGAGGATTGAATGTTTTGAGACACAATTCCCTAACCTCTCCAATGCCTAAAAGAATTTCTACAAATTCAGGAGTGTTATTACAATCACTGAATTGGAATAGGTGTTGAGTATCAGGAGATGTGTTAGTCACTCTGTAAAGACCACATACCTGTCTACAATCTGTAATATCATTTCTAACTGTAGAAACAGTATCTGTAACATCATCTTCCGTTGCATCAATTACCTCATAAACACAATCAGGGTCACTTTGCAGTGAAACAAAATCTCCTGCTACCAAACCGAAAGTGTTGTTTATTATCTCAGTTGCAACAACACCATCTTGTCTACACTGCTGAACTATTAAGTTCTCATCATTACAATCACAACACGCTGCTTGTGCAGTTGACGCATCATAACACAACTCTACTTCAGTAGGTCTTCTATAATCATAAATCAAATAGAGATACTGCTCATTTGTGTTTGGCATAGTAAAGTCTGCCTGATATGTATTTGGACCTCCTGTGATTGGAGTAGCAACTTGAGATGCTGCCATCAATGCCGACATTTCAGTCGGAGTGTTATTATAAAGTGTATTGCTTCGCAAATATCTTAACTCATCAACTGTTGGGTCAAATACATAATCATCAATAGGTGATATCCTGTTAGATATCAGACTTACAACTGCATTGTCTGCAGGGATAACACCTGCTCCTTGTGGTCCGCTAATAATATCATACTGAGATATCAAAGGTGTAGTAGCACCTGATACCAATTCTATTCCTGTTGAATGCAAAGGAGAAGTAAACGGTCCATCTATCCATCTATATTCATTATGAATAAATTGTCCTGCATCATTGTTTATTGAATAACATACTTGAATAATAGTTATTTCTTGAGCATCAGGACAATTAACTGTGATTTCAAGTTCTGCAGTTCCTGAAGGTACAGTGACACTAATTTCTACAGTATCTTCGGCTACACTGTCTTTGTTTACTGTCAATGGAGAGCCGGTATTATTATTCACCGGTCCGGTGGTATAGTTAACACCATTGTATACCGCATCAATAGTAACAGTATCACTTACTGTTAAAATATTATAACCAATATTTACATCCCCAACAAGAGCACCTACGTCTACACAGAAGTCAAACGGCTCACCTTCTTTAACAGTGATTGTTCTTGTAACACCACACTCAATACAAACATCTAACGATGGCAATTCAGTGTTGTTAGAACTAAGAACATATTCATTCATATATGGGTCAAACCCACCAAGTTTTTGTGTATTAAAAGATGCAAGGAACATATCTCTGAAATAAGAACGCATTCCTTGTTCTGAAATAACTGTAAGTCTTTCATTTTGACCTGAGCTTCCTTTGAGTTGTAAAACTGCTCCACGCTTGGCATCAGTAAAGTATTTATCCATACCATACTTGACATAGCTTTCAGCGTTTTCACTAATACCATACTCTTCAATACGTGCTATCTGTGTACCCAAAACTTCAGGAACCGATGAAATAACACCTCCACCTGTAGAGTCAGATAGTAAGTTTTTGCCTGTTAAAACATAAGATATCTTGTCTTCTTGTAAAGCAAGTATATCTGTTTCTCTGCCGTCAATAACATAAATAGGACCATAAGATTCCTCAAGTGGTTTAAAGTTTAACAAACCAAGATTAAACTCATTCAGTTTATTTATATTGGTTTCATCATTAAACACACCACTGTAAGTAAGGTCTGCAAACCTTCTAATTTCTTTATATTCTTCTGAGTTTGTAGTAAACACTCTATTTCCTAACAAACACTCTCTTGCTCCAATAGCATCACGAATAGCGTAACTCTCTACACCGTTACCAAATGCGTAGCAGTTAAAGAAACTAAGGTCAATTATACCGGAGTCAGTAGCAGTTTGGTTCTGAACATTACCAAGATGTGAGCCTACCGGCATAGGGGTAGAATTAATTATGGTAGTAGGCTGAGTTATTGGTGTAGAAGCGTTTGCTGCTGCACTTCCACATACACCTGCTACAGAAGCAGAGCTACCTTTATTAACCGTTATGTTTTGAGCAACACCATTTATGTCTGTGTAATCAAATATAATATTATATGGCTCTGCGGCTGATACTAAAAACTCGAAGTCACAGATGTTATTTTCTGTTACAATGTCAAATGTCTGATTGCCTTCGTACCATACATCCGGTAAAGCATCTTGAGGTTCTGTCTCCCAAACAATAAGTGAAGTGCTACGAACAACTTCAATTTCGACTTTTAGTTTTGCCTTTTTCTTTTTACCGCTATACCCTTTAAGTCCTATGATATTAAAAATTGTTGCTCCGGCATTAGGGTATGCATCGTCTACTTCAAAAAATTGAGAATACAAATCAAGACCACAAGGGAACATACTTTGAGCCGGAAGACCTGCACCTGTTCCTGTAGAAGTAAGTAGGTTTGCATCATATGTCATTTCAGGTGGAGTTTCACCACAATCAGCTTCAGACACTACTCCTGAACCATTGAAGGTCGCTCCAATGTTGTCACCATTAAACCAATCTCTAAAGTTTGCATAATCTTGAGATGCAGTATATGATTTATCAAGCAAATAAAATCTTCGCTCAACTCCTGAAGTGGAACAACTTTTACCTCTACGTTCGTTTTCAATTCTAATGTTAATCCTACTTCCTGCCGGAACAGTGTAGTCTATCCAATATGGATTAGTTACAGGGTCAGCCACTTGAGTAGGGTCATAGTCAGGATTTAAGATTGAAACAGGATACCTAACAAGGCTACAATTGCCTCCGGTATCTGTGTCTGAAAGCTCTCCATAAGCAACAACAGGGTTCTCTCCGATTTGTGTAGCAAAGTTGTTTGCTCTAATTTTTGCATAAACCCCTGCAGGTACAGGAAGCTCTGTTCCTGTTGTGTCTACAGGTGGTGGGTCTAAAAAGTTTTGTTGTTGTGCCGACTTTTCTAATACAGAGGTTGTAACACATCTTGTTACCGCTCCATCTGTATCTTGCTTCACACGTAGTAAATCTCCTTCCTCAACTTTTCTTGAGTTTTGTCCCTCAAGCAAGAAATAATCAGCACCTGTAATTGGGTCCCTGAAAAAGAATTGAGAGTATACGTTGAAGTAATTTTCTTTATCTGCCTTAATACAGAACTTATATTTTTTTGCCCACTCAGGAGCCAACTGAGTAGTAGGAATAGTTAACTGTAATTGATTTTGAAGGTCTGATGCACTACAAGGAACCTCAATAGAATTGAGTGGACTTACCAAAGCGGTTGTTGCTCGGCTATATTCATCCATATATATAATTCCTACTTCATAACTTCTGTCACTATGTAGACTTGTAGGATTTCCTACCAAAGAAAAAGAAGCCTCGCTCTGAGTAATAGTATAGTATTCAAATACTTCTTGTGTAGGAGTAACCGGGTCATCAACATACTTCATTGCCGGTATCTGAAAACCAATGTCAGGAGATGCCGGTGAGGTAATAATTGCAAAAGGTTGGTTGATTCCGGTAATACCGCTTTCAAGTTTTTCTAAACTACCAAGAATATTTAAAAGCGAACAATTGAATAAATCCGTAAGAGTTGTTCCGTCAGCACAGTTGGCTACTGTTTGTATATTTGCTGCCGTTCCTATTTTTTCTACAAAGTCCGTGCTAATAGCTAAGTCATACGCACTTGCAAAATCTTGTGGTAGAATGTATTCAAAACTAAGTTCTAAGTTTAAGTTGGTATCAGTAGGAAAAGGTATATCTCCGCTAAAAGTTTGATGCTCAAATGAAAACTGAAACTCTATTAGAGCTCCTGCTTTTAAATCTTGGTTGCCAACACCAAGAATAGTAAGTATGGAATTAGGTATTGACTGAGAACCATCAATAGTATAAAAACCATTATCAGTATCCGTCTCTAAATCTTCTAACCCAATATCATTACTAATAAGTGAAAGAGTATATTCTAATTTAGTTGGAAAACCATTTGCATCAATTAAATCATACTGCTCTAAATAGTTTCCATAAATTAGTCTATTACCCATTAAGGTTTGAGCCTTAGCGAGTCTTGGTACATTATCATACAATCTAAGAATTTCACTCTCAGGTAGTAATGTAAATATTTTACTGCTACTAAAACTAAAGGTGTAATCAGTGTTATCGGTAAGACCTAACTTTGCTTTATCAAGTTTCTCAATAATACGGATACTGCCAATCTGCATATCCTTCCAAAGCAAGTCAATACCTGTGACTAAAGGACCACCACTATTGTAAGTTATCTGTGCTAAGTTTGCGATATTAACCATCCCCTCATTCAAACTTGTTGCGAATGAATAATCAAAAGGTCCCGGTTGAAATGCAGGTGCAGAAAATGGTGAAGTAGCAGAATATTCGTTATCTGCATACTGCCATCTATAAGCGAAACAAACAAATCTATCTTCTAAAAAATTGTCTTCTGATGAGGTTGGAAGAACATTTAAACCTACGGTTTCAGAAGGTGGTCTTTTAATTACAAGTAACTGTTCTGCAGTTATTTGGTCAATATTAGCTACCGGGTTTGGATAGTTTCTATTTATATTTATGAAGCGTGGTGGATTCAAATCATCCGTAAAAAACAACAAGTCATCTACAAGGTTTACTCCTGTAATTAAATACTTTTCGTCAAAGTTTAATGTAGTATTTACACCACCGCCATCATCTACACTAACAACGTGATAAGTAAGAATATTTAGTTGTGTATTGAAAGAAACAATAAGGTCTATTTTTCCGGTAGCAGCACTACCTGCAAACGCAGGGTCGGTAACAAACCAATACATAGTTTCTCGTGCACCGTCTTCGTAAGCTCCAATACATTTAGCTTGAGAAGATAGCAAAGCATCTTCAAATTGTAATTGGGTAATTTGAGTATTCCCCTTAGTAGTTTCTACAGAACCTACTTCACTTTCTTCTGTAGAGCCTAATCTAACATTCAAGGCATCTACATACTCGCCATTAGGAATAAGCCTCTCATCGAGGCTCTTATTCATTCTCCCTAAAATAAAATTTCTCTGTAGATTAGCCATATTACTTTAACCATTTATCCTTCCCTCTCATATTCATTAAGAGTCTTCCGGGATGTATGTTACTTATTCTTATTTTAGCGTTTCGCAACAATGCACCTTTACGCTTTCTTGCTCTTGCAATAACGTATTCTTGTACTCCCAACTTGGAATTTAAAATGGCATATTCGATATATGCATATACATAATCTTCAAACAATTTATTTACTTGAATTAAATCATTATTTCCACCCTCCATTCCGTCTGATACGTACTCAAGAATACATAGCTCTCCTGCCATTCCTGAACTAAAGTTTATAACTCCGGATTGCTTGTCAATGCTAAAGGTAGGATTGGCATTTGCAGTTTCGGTATTCAACCCAAAACGTGCTCCAATCTCATAATCAAAATACCATCTACCATCACAACAATATCCTTCATATCCGTGAAAAGGATTGTTTGCGTTTAAGTAAATAGATTTCTTGCTGCCTGTGATTCTATCATAATCAATTTCAGAATATTCAGGTCTTAAGATTTCACCATCTTGGTCAAATAAAATTCTACAATCATTGTCTTGTAAATATGCACGGCTCCAATTAGTTTGGATATTTTCTGTAAGAGGATATAGCAAACCGTTTTTATACACTGATATTCTAACCCAATTAACATAGTCAGGAGGTAGAACATATCTTAGTGTATTACAAACTGAAAGCTCTAATATCTTTATCTCTTTGAATGCATCGTAGTTTAATTCTTGAATAGCACGTTTTGCGTGAAACAATATCTTAAACCTTTCTTCGTTGTTTACAAGACTGTGGTTGCCTGAATACATCAACATAAAGTTGTTTACAATATCATACAAAGAAACATACTGATATGACCCCCAATTAGCATCTAATGGAGCATTACCGTTGTTTTCATAATATTGATAATCTGATATATAGGGCATAATTATTATCTTTCTTGTTGTTCTTCAAATTGTTCTAAACCTTGACCAAACTGAACTGCTGCCACCTCTCTGATTGACATACCTGCATATTGCAATATCTTAAGAACCAACGTGGGTTCATCTGATATAGTCAATTCAAAATCCTGAAAATCAGGTTGAGATTGGTCAAATGACGGCTCACCGCCAAGTAAGTTTACATATGTCCACTTAGGGTCCTGTGGGTATCTTATATACTGACATTGCACGGCTCCTATTGTATTGATGCTTGGGGGGAATAGTGAAAGCGTTGGCTCTTGCTGAGTATACGCAGGGAACATAGTTGATGGTGCGGTTAGCAATGAATTGTTAAGCATAGTAATTTTACTATGAGTAACTTTCTCCGCTTCTGTTACCACGTTATCATCATATATCACATATCCTTCCCCTATGTTTGTAAAAATATCTGCAGGATTACCATTACCATCTTCAAGTGTAATAATCGTTGGTGTTACCGCTACTGCAATAGCAGTTTGATTGGTAGTTGTATTCCCAACTATATCACCCACCTGTACCCCTGCAGCTACAAAATCAGTAGTGGTATCTTGTAATGTCTGAAGTAAAGTAACATCATTCGTACCACTTGCTAATAGTCTTGTGTATACAAGAACTTTATTAAGCAAATAGTAATTGTCATTTGTTGTCGTTAAGCTCGGTGTGAAAAACCTGTTATTGATGTTATGCAATAAAAATTTAGTCTCTGAAAAAATATTAATTACTTCTTCATAGCCTTTAGTAATATCCGCATACTCTGTACCGGACTGCCTTGCATTCTCTTTGTTTATCTGATAGTTATACTGAAAAAAGTAATCTTCGAATATATCTAATTGTGCTTGTTTAGCGTAAAGGTTAAAATCAGCAGGTGAGATATATCCGTAATTGTTCTTATTAAGTATAGATAAAACTGTATTTCTAACCGAGTTAATCATCTGTAAATACTTTGTTACAAAGATACATAAAAAAAAGGAGGGGTTGTTTAACCCCTCCCTCATACACAAATACCAAACCCCTTAAAGTTGTTTCTCTAAAAACTCTAATACTTCTACACCTTCATCGGTTCTAAACCAATCCGCTAAGAATGGAATTGGGTCAACACCAAATGGTATAGTTGTCATTCTCTTTTTGTTTCCTTCAAGATTGTAGTGTACATCTCTTTTCTTATTACGGAAACCTAAAACCTTATTATCAAAAAACAGTTGAACTGTTGATTGTAGTTTTAGTGCAGGGTCTTTCAGAGCTGACATAAAAACCTGTGGGTTTCTACGAGCAAACACCAAAATGTCACGCTTCAATTCTGCTGAAGACATTGTAGTTACATCCCTACTAAACAATACTCTTCCTACTTGCTCACATTGCTCAATAGATAAAGATTTTGCTTCAATCAAAGCATCCACTTCAACATTCAGTTTTTCAATTTCTTGTGAGGCATCTTTTGAGTAATCTACTTCAATGAATTTTTTACCATTCAATGGATGGTAGTGTAAAAATTCTTGTAGTACAGGATTGTTCTTGGGGACTGATAACATACCATCTTCAAAGACAATTGGCTCGACAATAGCCGTTCCATCTTGCTCATCTTCAAAGCAGCTTTTTTGGTTTCTTGCGTATCGTAACGCTCTGTTATATCCTTTGTCTTGGTCGAAATAAAGTAGAGGACTTCTTCTACTATTTCGTGAGGGAATAATACACGACAGAGGTGCTCTGTCTCTTGTGAGTTTATAAACTCTATCTTTTGCTTCTAATTTCATTTTAATTTGATTTTAAATTTTAAAAAAAAGGGGGAGTGTGTCTTTGAAGACACACCCCTCCTTATTAAATATTAGTCTTCAAACAGTACGAAGTTGTTTGCACCCATTGTACAAACACATCTTTCTGATAGGAAGTGTACTTCCATAGCATCTAAGCTACTTGTAGCTGCACCACCTGCAGAACCTGTAATCCAAGTCTTATATCTTCTATCTTCAGTTTCTGAAGCTCTATATCTTACGTGTAGATATGGTCTCTTGGCATTCTTACCAAGAATTTGGTCATACACAGATGTAGAACCTGCAGGAACTAAAAGACCATTGATGTGACCTGAATTAGCACCACCCGGGTTAGAACCACGCATAGTTGGGTCATTCAAGTATTTCCAATCAGTCTTATAGAAGTCATATCCTCTTCTGAATCCTGAGAATCCTAAGTTAAGTG